TATAAATGCGCAGGTCGCACCGGGTGTCGGGAATACTGTACGCGTCCATTGGATGCTGATGCGGTGATACACGTAGATAAGTCTCTACACTTCCTAGCTGCCATGCTGCCCGCGACACTACTGTAAGGACCAACCACCATGCCAACGAACCTGACGTCTCAGAAGGTCAAGGACACCTACAACCAGCTCCTCCATGTGGATGGCGGTCCTGAAGCCAGTGAGAAGACTGTCTACAGTGGGACGGGGGTAGCCACGGCGCTGAAGGTTGGGACGGGGTCTGCCTCGGTGGATAACGTCCAGCTGAACGGCAACACGATCAGCACGCTCGACACGAACGGGGACCTCGTCCTCGCGCCCAACGGCACGGGCTCGGTAAGCGTGGCCAAGGCAGCCATCACCGGCGGCACCATTGCAGGGATCACGGACCTCGCCGTCGCTGACGGCGGCACAGGGGCGTCCAGCGCCTCGGGTGCACGGACCAACCTCGGCCTTGGCACGATCGCTACGCAGGACGCCAATAGCGTCGCCCTCACTGGTGGCACGATCTCAGGCGTAGTGTTCTCGGGCAGCTTCACGGGCCTCACCCTGATTGAATCTGCTACACTGGCCACGAGCGCTGCGGCCGCAGGGGTTAACCTCAACGGCAACACGCTGGCTGCCGACGGCACCGATACCAACATCGACATCAACATCACGCCCAAGGGGACGGGCGAGGTGAACCTGCCTAAGGTGGACATCGACAGTGGGGTTATCGACGGTACTTCGGTTGGTGCGACTACTGCGTCCACAGTCCGCGGCACGACGGTGCTCGCCACGCAGGCTGTGGGGTACACCACTGGAGCGGGTGGCACTGTCACGCAGCTGACTAGCCGAACGACCGGGGTTACCCTCAACAAGGCCTCAGGTGCAATCACCCTCTTTGCCGCAGCGATCGCGGGGCACGAGGCCGACGAGTTCACCCTCACCAACAGCGAGATTGGTGCCAACGACGTGGTCGCCCTGTGCATCAAGTCCGGGTGCGCGGCTGGCACGCGCAAGTACTACCAGACCCACGTGGTCGAGACGGCAGCCGGCTCCTGCGTGATCTCCGTGGGCAACATCGACAACGCCAGCGTTCCGAGCGTAGGGACCGACACCCCCGTGCTGCAGTTCGTCGTCATCAAGGGGGTGGTCGCGTAATGGCCAAGACTCCAGCGTGGACCCGGAAAGAGGGAAAGGACCCCAAGGGTGGCCTCAATGCGGCCGGCCGGGCGTCCTACAACAAGGCCAACCCGGGTAAGCCCGGACTGAAACCGCCGGCTCCGAACCCCAAGACCAAGGAAGACGAGGGTCGCCGGAAGTCGTTTTGCGCCCGCATGTCTGGGATGCCCGGTCCAATGAAGGACGAGAAGGGCAAGCCGACGCGGAAGGCGCTATCCCTCAAAGCATGGAACTGCTGACATGGCCAGTCCCAAGCCCACCAACCCTGCGCTCTGGTCCAAGGTCAAGGCTGCGGCCAAGGCCAAGTTCGACGTGTACCCCAGCGCCTATGCCAACGCATGGGCCTCGAAGGAGTACAAGAAGCGCGGCGGCGGCTGGAGCGGCCCGGATAACCGGGTGAAGAAATGAGCAAGGGTGGGCTAGGCAAGTGGTTCGGAGAGAAGTGGGTCGACACCAAGACCGGCAAGGAGTGCGGTCGCTCCGGGTCTGAGAAGTCCTCACGTGCCTACCCCGCCTGCCGCCCGGCCGCGGCTGCTGCCAAGATGACTGCCGGCGAGAAGCGCACCATGGCGGCCAAGAAGACCGGCCCCGCGCGCAAGTCGTGGCCGGTGTCACCGTCAGGAAAAAGGAAGTGATATGCCAACCAAAGCACAGACAGCCAAAGTTGCCAAGGTCATGGGTGAGTACAAACGCGGCACCCTGCACGGTGGCATTGATCCCAAGGGTCCGAAGAAAGCTCCGGGCGTGAAAAGTCGGAAACAGGCCATCGCCATCGCGCTCGGCAGCGCGGGCATCGCCAAGAAGGAGAAGAAGTGATGCAGTATCTGCGCAATAAGAATGACGGGTTCATCTACGAGTGGCACCCGGTGCTCGCCAAGAACCCTCTGTGCGAGGAAGTGACCGAGCAGGAAGCGTATCCGGAGCGCTTCATGACGACGTCCGTGGAGAAGGCCAAGAAGCGCACGAAGAAGATTGAGCTCGTAGCTGATGACAACCTGACCGAACCGGTGTATAGTTCGGCGGAACTGTCGGCAGACGCATCGAGGAACTTGCCTGAATGACGCCAGCGGAGGTCATAACTGAGGTTCGCCGTCTGGTGCAGGACCAGCTGGTTCCGTATCGCTACAGCGACGCGGTGCTATTGGGGTATGTCAACCAGTCGCTGCAACGTATGGCGATCCTTCGACCTGACCTGTTTACGGACATCGTCGACATCGCGACCACTGCTGGCGCAGCTGTACAGTCTCTGCCTGCCGAAGCGATCCGACTGGTGGACATCTTCCAAGTGAAGAACGGCAACGCGATCACTGAGGTTGATCGTGAGACGATGAACCGAAACTACCCCGGCTGGATGAACGAGGCGTCTGGCACGCCAGTCAATTTCATGCGGCACGTCAAGAACCCAGACCGCTATTTTCTCTACCCCCGCCCTGCAGCGGGGGTCGTTCTTGTCGGAGAGTACGCCAAGAGCCCGATCGACTATACGCTCGACGCCTCGATCGACGTCATCTCAGACACGTATTTCCCAGTGTTGGTGGATGGCGTGGTCTACCTTGCCGAGTCGATCGACGACGAGCATGTTCAGTCCGGCCGGGCCAAACTGTTCTACGACAGCTTCGTGGGGCAGCTGGGCGCCGGGTTGCAGAGCCGCAAGATTACCGACACGAAGCAGGCTGGTATGGATAAGGGCGAGGTGATCTGATGCCGACGCGACTGTTCACCGACCTGCTTCCGAAAGTGCTGCCCAGTGTGCCCGGGTGTCCGCAGCCTCTGGCAATCCAGCACATCCGTGATGCAGCGATCAGGGTATGCGAGCGCACACTTGCGTGGCGGTACACGCAGCCCAAGTTCAACCTCCTGCCGGGGGTCCACGAGTACCTGTACGACAAGCCGGGCGACAGCGAAATCCACGTTCTGTTCGGCACGATCATGAATGACTCCCCGCTGGAAGTCCTGATCCTTGAGCAGGCCATCGCCAAATATCCGGAGTGGGCTGACCTCTATAGTGGCGAGGACCCGTCTGTCCTGTGGAGCCAGACCGCCCCCGGCTCGTACAACAGCTTTGAGTACAACGAGAACCTGTTCAACGACAATGAGCCCTTCGTCCTGCCTGAGGCCGTGGTGGCCAAGGCGGCACAGCCGCGCTCTGTCACGCAACTCAGCCCTGACAAGTATGTCGTGCTGCCGCTGCCGGATGCTGAGCAGACCTATGCTATACGGATGTTCTACGCACTGAAGCCCACCCGCACCGCGGCCGGCATGGATCAGGTGGTCTTCAACGACCTTGAGGAAGTCATCGCGCACTCGGCGCTCCAGAACTTGCTCGTGATGCCGGGCGTAACGTGGTCTGACCGTGAGCTTGCGGTCTACCACGCCAAGCAGGCATTGTTTACGACGACTGAGCGCCGTGCCCGGGCCAATCTGGGCAACATGCGTGGCACGATGGTTGTCACAGCCCCAAAGTTCGCGTGAGGTAGACAATGGCAACGCCCAAGTTCAGCAACAACGCAACAACCACCACGGTGGGACTGCTTAGCAGCGCGGCGACGACCATCGTCGTAGCTCCGGGCACGGGCGCCCTGTTTCCGGCGCTTGGGGCGAGCGATTACTTCAAGGCGACCCTGCAGGACACCAACAATAACTTCGAGATTGTGCAGGTGACTGCTCGCGCCGACGACACAATGACGGTTGCACGGGGGCAAGATGGCACTCTGGCGATCCCTTTCGCGGCTAATAGCCGTTTTGAGCTTCGAGTTCTTGCGAGTAGTGCGCAAGAGTATCTCGACAGCATCGACTTCCTTCTATTGTGAGGACACCATGCCCGTCATCCTGAAGAACAACGCGTCCAGCATCCTCGCTACTGCGGTCAGCGCGTCCGATACCGGCATTGTGGTGGTAGACGGCAGCCAGTTCCCTACCGTCCCGGCAGCGAACTACTTCTACGCCACACTGGTTTCGCAGGCAGGGACAACTGAGATCGTCAGGGTCACGGCACGGGCGGGCAACTCCATGACTGTTGTACGTGCACAGGACGGCTCCACAGCGGCCGGTTTCCAAGTGGGCGCGCGCGTCGAAATGCGGGTCAATGCGGCTACTCTGAGCCGGGATTCCATCTCGGTCAGAGAGTTCGGCGCTGTCGGCGACGGTGTTACCGATGACTCCGCAGCCATTCAAGCCGCATTGGATGCTGCTATTGCCTCTCTGGCGAGCCAGAGGAGCGTTACGCTTTATATCCCTGACGGCAGCTATGTTCTAGCCAGTGCTGTGACCGGGAACATTTTGGTTCAGGAGAAGACCCTTAATATTGTTGGGGGCGGTGTGGATTCTTGTTGCCTGATAGTGACAAACACCACGGGCGGGATTTTGATCGACGCAGATAACAATAAGACAGCAGTACACCTGAGAAATGTCTGGTTTGCATGTGAAATTCCGGCGGCAGGAACAGGCTTCCGCTACAGGCAGACGCGGCAGACTGGGCCTTCTGGTCGACGCATGTTCACAGCAGAACATGTTACGTTTCGTCCTACGGTGCGGCTGTCGGCAAACTACTTTGACATTTGCTTGCATGTGGAAGGCTTTTACAGGCCTCTGCTTAATTCTGTAGTGTGCTGGCTCGGGCAGACCATGACAGCGTATGCAACAGCTATTTGCAAGATGGACAGCTGCTATGCTATGAACATCGAGAATAGTTACTTTGTTGGAAACGCGATAACCGGAATTTCGAGCGTCGGTGGCGCAGAGGAAGGCGGGTGGATTTTCAAGTCTATTGTCAACGGATCGCGTATCGGGATCAACCTGACCCGCACTGCAAGAGAGCCGAACTTTAGCTTGACTAGCAACCACATCAATACCCGCGAAGCGGGGGTTTACGTGAACGGCATCAAATTCCTTGAGGCGATCGACAACCTGATCTACTGCAAAACATACGACGAGTCCGTTGGACCTGATGCGCAACCGGTCACATTCAAGGACTTCCACTTGGTCGACTGTGATGCGTCCATTTTTATTGGCAACGGCTTTCGGACGGGCAACAACGACAAGCGGTATCACTATTTTTGCTCACCGGGCGGTGTAGACGAATTAGGTAACGTAAAAACGAACTCGGTTGTTCGAAATATTCAGACATCTAACTCGGGCTACTACGCAGCTTTGGGCGCTGGGTACTGCCCTATAAAGGTAGATGCTACCATAAGCAATCCCAGCAACCTCTACTTTGACTTGCCGGAGTTTATATCAAACACTGACTTTACGAGTTACCCAACTCCGTACTGGAGCGTTTCTGCACTGGCAACAAATGTTCGCATTGCTTTCGGGCAAAACATTGTATCATTTGGCGAAAGCGCAGCAAGCGTTCCGGTTTACCATTATCAAGTCTCAAGCACCCCCGCTGTCGGGGATGCCATTGTCAGCGTCCAATCAAGAGGAAATAACTCCTCACTAACAGAGGTGACTTATAGCTCATCCAGAACACTTTTGTCAGACATAACTCCCGGAACGGAGGATGCAGCGTTCCAGCAGTTTGTTATGGTCGGCGGAGACCTAAGGCGCGTATTTGCAGTCGGCAATGGCGTGAGCGTGGGTATCCCGTCGGGCGACCTTCTGGGAAATGGAAGTTTGAATATTGCGGGTTTTGACACGACTGCCGGTAACCTATACGTTTCTCTCAACAATAGCGCCGGCGTTTACAGTGGGGCAGGGACGCCAGAGGGTGCCGTGGTGGCGAGAGTTGGCTCGCTATTTCTTCGGATCAATGGCGGTGCAGGCACGACCTTTTACGTCAAGGAGTCCGGAACCGGGAATACTGGCTGGGTGGCTAAATGATAAGTCGCCGCACCGCCAAGCCAGCAGACTCAGAAGAACAATAGCCTACCTGAGGACCAGCCATGACTGATGATGTACGATTCGACCGTATCGAAAAGAGCCTAGACAAGTTCAGCGACAAGCTGGACGAGTTGACCAAGGTCGTGACCGATCTTGCTAGGGTCGAGGAGCGCATGGTCACGCTGTTCAAGCGCATGGACCAATACGACCGGAGGCATGACTTGTTAGACGGTCGTCTAACAACCGTGGAGGATAACACCACCCAGCGCGGGGTGGTGGATCGTATTCTGGACAAGGCGCTTTGGTTGGTGTTCGGTGCCGGTTTGGCCTTTGCAGTCAAGGTATTCGGGGGATGAGACAGTGGACAGATCGCAGCCTGACCAACCTGCACGGGGTACACTCTGACCTCCGCCGGGTCATGGACCGGGCGCTGCAGGAGGCACCGTTTGCCTTTGTCGTGACCGAAGGTCTGCGCACGCTCGCCCGGCAGAGAGAGCTTGTCAGGATCGGTGCGTCCAAGACGCTGGAGTCCCGGCACCTCACCGGCCACGCTGTCGATCTGGTGCCCTATGTGGACATCGACAAGGATGGCAGGGTCGAGGTCGAGGAGATGTACGCGTGGCCGCTGTACCACAAGCTCGCGCCGGCCATCAAGGCTGCTGCAGCCAACGAGAAGGTCGCCCTCGTATGGGGCGGAGACTGGCGCAGCTTCAAGGACGGCCCGCATTGGGAACTGGATCGCCGGGTCTATCCGGCAAAATGAGGAGAAGATCATGACTGGTGAACAAATCGCAGGCGTCGTTCGCGCTATCGTTGCTGCTCTTGGTGGGTACTTTGTCGGCCAAGGTGTGACTGATGCCGAGACGGTCGCTACCGTCGGCGGCGCCGCCGCCACGCTGGCCGCTGCTCTCTGGTCGATCTACGCCAAGCGCAAGGCCGAGTGATGGTCTGGCGGGTACTCCTCTCGCTGCTCTTGGCTCCGCTTGCCCTAGCGGCGAGCTGGTTTGGTGGCAGGAAGTTGGCCCAGACTGACGCCAAGCTGGAGGTAGCCCTGCATAATCTGAAGGTCGTACGCGCAGCAGAGGAGATCGAGGATGAAGTGGAAGTTCTTAGCCCTGATGCCCTTAGGACTAGGGCTCGTGTCTGGGTGCGCAAGCCCGACAGATGAGTGCCTGTGGACAGAAACGCTATACTACGGCAGCGACAACGTGGTAGACTGGTTGGCAGCGAACGATCCGTCGCTGTTGACGGGAGTGACGTCGCACAACGAGAAGCGAGAGGAGTTCTGCAAATGAAGAAACCTGCCCCCAAGTTCACCCCCTGCCCGGGTTGCCCGGCGCCGAAGAAGTGCAGCGCCATGGGCTCGTGCATGAAGAAGGCCGGCAAGAAGTGACCACGACCAAGATCACCGAGTTCAAGGGGGCGCTCCCACGAATCTCCCCCGAGCTGCTACCCGGCACTGCAGCCCAAACGGCTGTGGGCGTCAAGCTGTACTCCGGTGATCTTACCCCCACTCCCGTACCAGTGGTTGCCGCAGCGGCTGGCCGCACCGGTGCAATCCGCACACTCTATGCGTTACGGGAGCCAGTGACCGACGCCCTAGAGTGGCTCACATGGGCGAACGACGTCAACATTGCGACGCCGGCTGCTGATGAGCTGGACGAGCAGAGGTTCTACTATACCGGCGACGGCAAGCCGAAGGTCAGCACCTACGCCCTAGCGACTGCGGGGGCAATACCGTTCCCCGTAGCCGGCGGCTACTACGACCTCGGTCTGCCGCTCCCGACCGCTACACCTGCGGCGGTCCCCACGACATTCACCCTCGCGACCTCGGCAAGCGTGGCCCGCGATGGCGGCGGCAACGTCACATTGGTGACGGGTACTGCACACAACTTGAAGGACGGGGCGCTTGCTACGGTCTCCGGGTTCTCCTATCGAACTGGCACCTACTCACGCACACTGGCCGTCATCACCGTGACTATTACTGGTCACGGACTGGTGACGGGCACGCGAATCTTTATCGAGTTCACATCCGGTACTGCCACGACCAACTCGTATGTGGTGACTGTCACTGGGGCAAACACGTTCACCGTGAACGACACTGTGTCTGGCACTACCTCCGGTAACTGTCGCTGGGACATCCGTGATTTCAACATCACGACGACGATGACCGTCATCAACTCGACGACGCTGACCTACTTCTCATCCGGGGCGCAGGTTGCGGCCACGGCAATCACAGACGGCAAGCTCGACCTTGGCGGGCTGGTGCAGTCGCGGTCGTATCTGTACACGTGGTACACCCCTTGGGAGGAGGAGTCGATTGGGTCAGAGCCGTCGACGGCAATCTTCATCAAGGAAGGCCAGATCGTCACCATCTCCGGGCTGCCTACGGCGCCGCCCGCCGGCTCCAACTTCATCCGCGGCATCCGACTCTACCGCACGCTGGCGGCAACAGCAGACACTGCTGAGGCGGACTACTTCCGGTTGGCCACCCTCTGGTTCCCGCAGGCGATTTCTTCTGTTGCCCGCGCCGGCGACACTGTGACGCTCACGTTCTCCGAACCGCACAAGTTCCTCGACGGCGACCGGTTCAAGCTGTCCGGTTGCAGTGACGCAAGCTTCAACATCACCGGTGGCGTGGTGGTGGCGGTCCCTACAAGCCGAACCCTCACGTACGCGCAGACTGCCGCCGACGTGACCACCACGTCCGCTACGGGTACGGTGTACTACGACGTCTCTGAGAACCCGCCGGTCGACCCTGCACGGTACTGGGGGGATGCGTCCTACGACTTCGTCGACGACTTCAACTACCGCAGCCTGCTGACCATTCTGGAGTCCAGCGAGTTCGATGCTCCGCCCGAGGACCTGACCGGACTGACCGTCATCCAGAACAACATCATGGTGGGGTTTGCCGGCAACGACATCTACTTCAGTGAGCCTAACAAGTTTCACGCATGGCCGAACAAGTACAAGATTTCGCTTGAGTACAACGTCGTTGGCATGGTCGCTCTGGGTAGTGACCTGTTGGTGATGACAGAGGGCTACCCGTATGCAATCTCCGGGTCCGACCCATCAGTGCTTTCGGTCAGCCGCTACTCCACGAACTACCCATGCCTGAGCGCCCGCAGCATTGTTCAGACCGACGTCGGGGTCATGTATGCGACCCATGAGGGGCTTGCTCTGGCGTCGTTTACCGGCGGGGTGCAGATCGTGACTGCCCCGGCCCACAGCCCAGACACATGGAATCTTGCACTAAACCCGACCACTATCGTCGGCGCGTTCTACGACAGCATGTACTTTGCCTCGCACAGCACCGGCTCGTTCTTTTACCGCCGCAGCCAAGATGGCCAGTCCCCCGGGGACTTCGTCAGCTACGCGCCGGTCTTCACCGCCACATGGTTCGATCCAGTGGGCGGGTTCCTCTACTACACGACGGGCGTCGACGGCGACATCGTGCGGTGGGACGACCCGGCGCAGCCCAATGCCGACTACACGTGGAAGTCCAAGGTGTTCATCTCGCAGGAGCCCTTCAACATGGGCGCGGCGAGAGTGGTCGCGGATTATGCAGGTGTGGTCATCCCGCCCGTCTGGGATACGTACGATGTCACTTGGGAAGGTGCAGATGTGACGTGGGACGTTACCGAGCAGCTGTCCTTCAAGTTGTTCGCTGACAAGGCACTGGTTGCAACTATTGGCCTGTCGAGTAGTGATGTCTTCCGGCTGCCAACAGGGTACAAGACAGACACCTATGAGGTAGAACTCACAGGCACGGTTCGGGTACGCTCTGTTCATATGGGTGAGACACCCACATCGCTAAAGAGGTCCTGATGTCGCGTTTTGCAGGAATACCCAGTCTGCCGCAGGTCGGTGTCGAGGAGTGGCAGTCGCGCATCTTGGGGGCCATGAAGCAGAACATCGAGCTGTTGATCGGCACCCGTGGTGAGCAGGATGCCTCTAGCCGTGCAGTACTGAAGTCTGGTATAGCAATCACACGCGCGCCCGAACCGACGTTACGCGCAGTATCTGCGGTGGGCTCAGGGTTTTCGATAAGCGGTGCGCAGGTGCCGTCGCTATCTGACTATCAGGCACTTGTCAAAGATGTACAGTCCCTGACCAATGACGTCGCCCAGCTTCGGGCTACGGTGAACACGCTGATCTCACAGTTGAGGAGCTAACCATGGCCCGCAGTCCTTCCAGTGGTGGCTACACCAGCGTTCGAGACATGTTTGACGGCGGCGGTGCGGGCCAAAAAGGCGACACGTTCGTGGGTGGCGCACTCTCAGGGACCGCAAATGCGCTAGGGGTGACCCCCCTCGGCAGCCGCCAGACGGCGGGGCTTCGCACACCGACCTCGTCGGACCGCCCGAAGAAACGGCCGGACGTGGTCATGACAGGTGACCGCGAGAATCGCCAGTACCTTGACACGACCACTGGGCAGCAGTTCGCCGAGCCTGACTACTCCGCGTTCTCCATCCAAGGGTTGACGTCGTCTGACCCTGCGAACGTCGCGCGCAACCGCTACGGCGCGCAACAGCAGTACCTGCCCTCGGTCAGCACCGGGTCACGGAGAGAGGCCCCCGCAGCGGTTGAGGCACCCGCAGCTCCTCTGGACTCCATGGACGCAGGTAACCTCGCTGGCGAGGAGGCGAGCCGCAGGAACGCAGAGCGGTCGCAGGTCCCGACCTACGAGGCTGGCGGGATGGTTGGCCCCGGTGGTGTGCCGCAGCGCCCTTCGACGACGTCCTTGGACCTGCCGCCTGCGCTCGCGCGCATGTTGGCCATGCCTGTCCAGTCGTTCGCCATGGGCGGGATGGTTGGCCCCGGTGGGATGCCGCGGCGCCCGATGCAGTCCTACGCAGAAGGTGGAATGGTTGGCCCCGGCGGTGCGCCGCAGCGCCCGATGGCGTCTTCACCAATGGCGATGAATGTCGCCCAGCAAGGCGGGGCCCCCGTTGTGGGTTTGGCCCCCCAAGGCGGGCAGGGCCGTCCGCTTAACTTCGCCGCGATCGACCAGCAGGCGCAGCAGTTCATGCAGCAGAACCCGCAGCAGGTGGAGCAGATCAAGGCAGAGGTGCAGCAGTCCATGGCTTCGGGCGAGGTCGACGCCCAGAGCCTGAACATGTTCGTGCAGGTGGCCACCACGGCCCTGCAGAACCCGGAGATGTGGCCGCAGCTGCGGCAGGTCCTGATCCAGCAGGGCATGCTGGACGCCGAGGATGTCAGCGAGGAGTACGACCAAGGGTTCTTGATCATCCTCTACATCATCGGGAAGACGATGGGTGGTGGGCAGATGACGACCCCCGGCCCGCAGCAAGCGATGCCGATGTCCGCCGGCCAGAGCCCGCAGATGTCCATGGTCAAGGGCGGTGCGCTGCCTGCCAAGAGTGGGAATCCCGACGGGTCGATCCCGATCAACGCCCACGAGGGTGAGTACGTCATCCCGGCCGATGTCACACGCAGGCTCGGCACGGATCATTTTGACAAGCTTATTGCCAAAGCTCGTGGTACGAACGGCAAAGCCGCCAGCGACAACGGCGACGACGACAGCTACGAAGGAGACATGTGATGGGCTTTCTCTCCAAAATCTGGAAGGGCATCAAGAAGGTCGCAGGTGCAGTGGCCATGATCGCGGCCCCCTTCATCGCAGGTCCCATTGCAGGCATGATCGGTGCATCAGGCGCACTCGGCACGGCGCTTGTCGGTGCGGGTCTTGGCGGTCTTGGCGCCGGTGCAGCGGGCATTAACCCGCTGGTTGGCGCAGCCCTTGGTGGTCTTGGCGGTTTTGCCGCCGGCGGCGGGGCCGCTGCGGGTGGCGGAGGCGGTGGCCTATTTGGCGGGTTGTTCAGTGGTGCTGCCCCGGGCTCCACGGCATCCATACTCGGCACGACGGGCGCCACAGTTGCCCCGGCCGTGACTGCTACCGCAGCGCCGGCTGCTGCGGGTGGGTTCTTCTCTGGCCTCAATATCGGCAATCTCGCACCACTGGCATTTGCCATGTATGGCAAGGGGCCGCAGAACCTGACTGCGGTCGAGCAGCAGAACGTGATCGACAACGCGCGGAACGCCGCCGTCGAGCGAGGCGTCTTTGATGAGCAGCTGGCCGGCTCCCGGGCGCTGCTGCAGCAGGGCGAGGCCAGACCCGAGCAGGCTTACGCCACGGCCAAGATGGCCACGGAGCGCGGGCTGCGCGACGCTGAGCGGAGCGCTGGTCTGGCTGGCCGCCCCGGCCTTCGTGATGCCGAGCGTCGTCGTGCGTCGATCGAGGGCACCCGGATTGGCACAGCCGCAGTCACCGGCGAGCAGGCGCGCGCAGCGCAAGCCACGGCTGCGGGCCTCTCTGCCCTGCCCACCAGTGTGCCGACGTCTGCTTCCGAGCTCAACAAGACCATCTACGCGGACGTGTACAAGCGCAAGTCCGACTACATGAAAGACTTGGCCGGCGGCTTCGGCCAGATGTACGGCAGCGACGATAGAGACATCGCCTGATAGGAGGCTTCCATGGTACAAGTATTCGGCAACCGCATCCTTGGTGGTATCGGTGCTCCGGGTGGCGGGATGTCCGAAGCCTTCGGCGCCGGTGTGAACACCGCGCTTAACCAGCGTGTGTCACGTCAGGCCATGGTCGGCGAGGGGCAGCGGCAGAGCATCCTTGCGCAGGAACAGGCGTTCAGGATCGAGGACCGCGCAGACGCCAAGAAGCGTCAGGCTGCTGCGGCAGCTGCGGCAGCAGCAAACCGCGCAAGAGCAATGGCAACAAGTGCTGCAGTTGCCGCCGCTGGCGGTGGGACTGGCGCAGGGTTGTACTTTGATCCGAACGCGTCGCGCACCCCGGGAGTGGTGGCGCGTCCATCCAGCACGATCCCTCTTGCTCTCGGCGTGCGTGCGGGTGCGGCCAGCGGTACAGTTAGTGGGGGTGGCGGGACGGCCGCTCTCGGCGGCGGTGCTGGGAGCGACACTCTTGGCGTAGCAGGGCCTTCGTTTGAGACGCGCGGCCGGGGGCAAACAGGGGTTGCGGCTAGTCCCGCGACTCTTGGGCAAATGTCATCTGCGCGCCCGGGCGACTACCAGTCGAGGGCGGGGATCATCGACCGCGTAGGCATCAGGTCCGCCGATGATCCCCGCCCTACGTTTGAGAGGGTTGTCCTGCCCGGTGGTAGCGGCCCTGCCGGAGAGTTCCTGTACAACCGCGCTACCGGCGAAGTTCGCATGCCTGACGGCTCGGTCATAACTAATCCGGGGTACGCGGAGACGGTGTCCAACAAAGCCAAGGCCACAGTGCAAGCCGGCGCTGGGCAGGACCTTGCCGAGGCTGAGCGGCTTACCGCGCAGGCGAAGATGGCAATGGAGCAGGGGTACACGACGCTTGCTACTGACCTTGCCGATCGGGCCCGGCAGTACCGCGCCCGGGCCGAGGCCACGGCACAGCAGGAGGCGCAAGGGGGTCTGCGCGCGCGGATGATGGATAGGGGCGTCCTTGCGGAAGAAGGTGCAGGCTCGTCCGCTGCGGCGATCCGTGCTGGTGAGGCTGCGGCGCGTGCCGCTGCAGTTCAAGGTCCGAACCGCCCACCGCCACTGCCGCTGGAGGGGCCCGGGTTTGAGGCTGTAGGCCGGGGGGTTCCCCCGACTGCGGCCCCTCCCATGCAGACTCCCGTACCGCCCTCCCCCGAGCTTGGCTTTGGCGGCGTCGCGCCACTGGAGGCGCCACTGGCCGGCGGTACAAGTTTCGGCCCGAAGTTAGGCGCCGTGGCCACACCTACGGAGATGTTCTACGCTGACATGGGCTACACGCCTGCCGGCCAGCTGGACCTCCAAGCGATCATGGACAAGCAAGAGCTGATACAGGACCCTGCATTCTCGCAAATCGCGGAACAGCAGCGCGTAAGCTACATCTATGCTGCAGAGGATGCGCTTGCTCGCGGCGACACGGCTGGGTACATCGAGGCGCAGAAGCAGATCAAGACGCAGGAGATGCTCATCCTTGCACAACAGGTGGTGGCCGGCGGCAACGAGGCGACTAACTTCGACAGCACGAAGCGCCTGAGCTTGGCCGCATCCATGATTGAGGGTGTGGACATTGTTCTTGTGCCTAAGGGTGACGGCAACGCAGACGTCTATGTAAATGGGCAGCTCGACGACGCGAACATCCCGATCCAGTCCATTGTTGACCAGTTGCGCGCACGTGTAGACAGTGCCTACATCGAGCAGATGAGTGCGGCCGCTCAAGAACAACAAGCGTCTAACTTGAGGGTCGACGAGGCACTCCGCATAGCCGAGGGCACGTCCTATCTGGATATGACCGAGGCGCAGTTTGGCGCCGAGCTGGCACGGGAGACCGCTGAGCTGGGTGAAATCAGCAAGGTGACTGCAGATGTGCTAAGGGAGAGGCTGGTACGCAAGGGCGTGCTACCGATGGATGAGACCATAACGATCACCAAGACCGACGCGGGCGGGCTCATCGTGACCGACTCTATGGGCAATCCAATCGTACAGTACGTCCCCAATCCGAACGGGGACGGCAGCCTAGTGGCACGTAGGGAGTAACGGAACATGGGTATCTTCGGTGGTCCTACGAACGAAGCCATGGGTCTCGGACTCCGTGTGCCATCAACGGCCACACGGCCCGACCCGGCTACGCGCATGGGTCTGGGTGCAATGCAGGACACACGGGCTGACACTGCTGTCTCTGGCCGCCCAGTTCCAAGCGGCACCCCCGGGCGCTTGGAGGCTCTCCTCGCTGCACCTCCGTTGCCTGCCCCGTCCGCAACTGCCCGCCCTCCCGCAACGGTCTACTTCAACCAAGCGACGAACGAGATGTTCGCCGGTGACCGTGCGTTCAAGGCAGACGACGCCACGTCCGCGTTCCAAGCCGCCCAGCAGCCGGGCAACACCACGCGTCCGCAGGGGCAGGGGTGGGCCGCGCTCCCTGAGGGGTCGTTCAACGACTACATCGCGTCGTTCTCTGAGCGGCGGGGCGCCGGCGAGTTGCTGGGGCGCGGGGTTAAGAACGTAGCCTACGGGCTCGGCACGCTGCCGGGTACGGTTGCCTCACTGGCTGGTTTCGAGGAGACCGGCGCCGCCCTGCGCGCGCCGGTCGAGTCCCTCCTTGGCGAATCCGAGAACGAACAGTTTCGCTCTGCACTCATTGCCGAGAACAGCACGCTGTGGGAGCAGGCGCTCGACGCGAGTATCGAGTCCATCCCGATGCTGATTGGCTCCCTTGCTGGTGGCGTGGGCGCGGCCTCGTGGGCCTCGCGGGCAGGTATGGCCGCGCAGAGCGTCAATCGCGCAGCGATGGTGGGCGCGGCTGGTGCCAACTTCCCAACGCACTTGGCCGGTATGTATGACTCTGCCGTGCGGAACGGAGCGGACCTTACCAGCCTGCAGACCAAGACTGAGATTTTTGCTGGTGCGCTGGCCAGCTCCGCGCTCGAAACATTCGGTATCGAGAGTCGTCTGCTTACCCCCGTCGCAAAGGGCGTATTCGAGCGAGCCGCCAAGAATGTCGTCACGCGCCGTCTCACTTCTGGTCTGGCTGTGGGTCTTACGGAGGCCACCACTGAGGTGCTGCAAACCGCCATCGAGTCGATGACCTTCGACCCTGTGGTGCGCGACAGTCTCAGTGTGCTCGACCTCAAGACGCTCGCCCGGCACACCGGTGAGAACTACCTAGAACCCTTCGCGGTCGCCGGCTTAGCCGGGGGTATCCTTGGCGGTGCTATTGGTGTGGCAGTCCCCGGGCAGGTGTTCAATCGCCCGCGCGAGGAGAAGCAACCGGTTCCCACTAACAAACCCGTCGACCTC